GATGATGCTGAACGTCGATACGAATTTTATCACAAGCTTGAAAGAAGAACACCTTTTGATCTAGATTATTTCAATCGCATCACAAAGAATGGCATACCAGATAAAACTTTGAATATCATTCTTGCAGGCACTGGCGTCGGTAAATCTTTGTTCATGTGTCATTGTGCAGCAGCAAATCTGACTCTAGGCAAGAATGTGTTATACATTACACTTGAGATGGCCGAAGAACGAATTGCAGAAAGAATTGACGCAAATCTATTGAATATTGATTTAGATAGACTCATCAGCATACCAAAAGATGTTTACATTAAAAAGATTGAGAAGCTTAAAGAAAAAACTTTGGGTAAGCTTATCATCAAAGAATATCCAACGGCATCAGCTAACGTGTCTCACTTCAGGCATTTGTTGAACGAATTGAAACTCAAAAAACAATTCATGCCTGACATTATCTATATCGACTATCTGAATATTTGCTCATCGTCTAGAATCAAACAAGGCTCTAACGTAAACTCATACAGTTACATCAAAGCAATTGCAGAAGAATTGCGAGGTCTTGCTGTAGAGTTTGGCTTGCCCATCGTATCAGCAACACAAACAACAAGGTCTGGCTATTCTAACTCTGACGTTGAATTGACTGACACTAGCGAATCATTTGGTCTTCCAGCAACAGCAGACTTCATGTTTGCACTTATCTCTACAGAAGAATTGGCCGAACTCAATCAGATCATGGTAAAGCAATTGAAGAATCGATATAGCAATCCAGACACAAACAAACGATTCGTGATTGGTGTTGACAGGGCGAAGATGAAACTATATGATGTCGAACAGTCTGCACAGAATCATATCTCAGACAGTGGGCAGAGCCAGAACGATTCTCCGGCTTTCGATAAGAGCAATTTCGGCAATCGTATGAGAAAAGAAAGGAATTTTGACGGCTTTAAAGTCGCTTGACAAGGCAAACAAACTGTGCTATCATAGTAAAGATAGGAGATCATAGTGCTAATCTATTGCCAAACTCGACCTGATAAAAAGCGTAAATCGCCGACCAAGAAAGAAGCAGAGGCTTACAATCAATGGTTGCAATCTCTGCCGAAAAGCTTGTCTGGCAAACCAACGACCATCAAGAAAAGTCCGTCTATGTCTCAGACAAAACCATATCGACGAGAAACACCCAGCATCCCTAGCAAGCAGGACACGGTTCTCGGCGCCTGTACCAACACAGGAATCATGAAAAACTTTCACAAAATGTCGAAAGAAGATCGAGATATTGTACAAAAAGTGTCCGAGTGTGTGGCTCCAATGCACAAAGGCAATCTAGTCTATGTGACGCCAGGCATCAATCCGGCTGGTTTGGGCCGCAAGAACGAAGTTCTCTAAGTTCAAGCACTCAAGTATTATAAATAGGCCTGTCACATGACAGGCTTTTTTATTTCAAAGATGATAAAATTTAAAGAATTCATATCAGAGCAAAAAAACACGCACATGGAACATGCAGAGGATGATGTTCTCAATGGCGGAGTCGAAGGCACACGAAACAGCATCAATGCACTAAGGGCAGTGCGTGATATGTTGGCTGGAAATTCTGACAAAAAGGTCAGCATTACAGTTAAATGGGATGGTGCTCCTGCTATTTTTTCTGGAACAGACCCAAGCGACAAAAGATTCTTTGTTGCGAAGAAAGGTGTGTTCAATAAAAATCCTAAAGTCTACAAAACAGATGCGGAAATCGATGCAGACACTTCTGGAGACCTTGCAGTCAAACTTAAAGCTTGTCTGGCTGAACTTCCAGCACTGGGCATCGATGGCGTCATTCAAGGAGACCTGCTTTTTACTCAAGCAGACTTAAAAACTGTTACGATAGATGGTGAAGAATACGTCACATTTCATCCAAACACGATTGTGTATGCAGTTCCAGCCAATAGTGACTTGGCAGAAAAGATAAAAAGAGCAAAAATTGGCGTTGTTTGGCATACACAATATGAAGGCAAGTCATTTGAGGACATGAAAGCCGTATTTGGTAGAAATATTCTCACGAAATTATTGAAAACTGATAAAGTTTGGTCCACTGATGTGGATTATAAAGACGTTTCAGGTAAAGCCACGCTAACAAGAGAAGAGACTGAACAAATCACACGCATTTTGTCTGAGGTAGGAAAAATTTTCTATAAAACAGATGCAAATGTAATGAATCACATTCGAGACAATGACGATATGAAAGTTCGTATCAAAGCTTTCAACAATGCAAAAGTTAAAAGTAAAGTAAAAATCACAGATGCAAGAAAGCACACAAACGAATTAATCAAACACTTTGAAGATTATTACGATGCAGAAATATCAAAGAAGAAAACGCCGGCAGCAAAGAAAGATTGGACAGCAAAAAAGACCGAAGCTATGAAATTTTTCAAAGGCAATAAACTTCAATTGCAAAATATTTTTAAGATTATGAGTTTACTGTCTGAAGCTAAACTAATTCTTGTTAAGAAACTGGATGAAGTGCAAAGCCTAAATACTTTCTTGAAGACTAATCGAGGCTATGAAGTAACCGGCGTAGAAGGATATGTTGCCATTGATCATTTATCGGGAAGGGCAGTTAAATTAGTTGACAGAATGCAATTCAGTTACGCAAATTTTTCACCAGACGTTATTAAAGGATGGCAAAGATAAATGGCACAATTTAACAAAAACACGCATCAATACCTCGATCAAGCAAAAACACTTTTTGAAGTTGTGATGCTTGCCGACCAATACGGCAATCGTGTTGGTCCAGCAAATCCAACGGGTGTTGCAGTTGACGCATTTGGTAGAGCCAGAATGTCAACACCATTGACGCTCTTTGATTCTTCACATAGATACAAAGACAATGGATTGTGGTCTACAGCAAACACCGCAAACTCAACAGTCGCCTTTTCTTCGAATGAGGGTCTGATCAATCTAACTTTAACAAATGGCAATGCTAACAATGAAGTTGTTCGTGAAACAACAAAGGTTATGTCTTATCAGCCTGGTAAGTCCTTGCTCATTCTGAACACTATGGTTATGGGCGCACCAAAAGAAAATCTTAGACAACGTGTTGGATACTTTGGTGCAAACAATGGAATTTTCTTAGAACGATCTGGAAACACAATTAGTTTTGTTGAAAGGTCTAATGTAACTGGCGCCGTTGTTGATACACCAGCAGTTCAGTCTAGTTGGAACTATGATAAATTAGATGGTACAGGCCCCTCACAGTTAACATTGGATTTAACAAAGGCGCAAATCTTCTGGTCAGACATCGAGTGGCTTGGTGTAGGTTCAGTCAGATGTGGATTTGTAATCAATGGTCAACTAATTCACTGCCATTCATTTCATCATGCAAACTATGTAGATGCAACATATATCACAACAGCATCATTACCATTACGATATGAAATCAAAAACGTGGGCGCAGTTTCAGGCGGCAGCACACTCAAACAAATTTGTTCATCGGTTGTAACTGAAGGTGGCTATGAGTTGCGTGGTGCTCAACAAGCGATAGGTACACCAGTACAGACACCTAAAAGTTTGGCGACAGCAGGAACGTACTATCCAATAGTATCACTTCAATTAAAATCAACGAATCTCGATGGAATTGCTATCCTTACAGCACTTTCAATTCTTGGAATCAATAGTAACCCCTGTTCAGTTGCATGGAGAGTAATTCGAAATGGTACATTAACTAGTCCATCATGGACACCAGGCAGTGCTGATGGTTCAGTAGAGTATGATACATCTGCGACAGGTATTAGTGGTGGTACCATATTAGCTCAAGGTTATATTGGTATTACTAACCAGGCATCACAAACAATTGATGTTCTTAAAGAAGCGTTGTTTAAGTTTCAATTGCAGCGAAATGGGTTAACAAGCACTCCAGAACCTATTACAATAGCAATGTCTGCTTCTGTAAATAGTGTTAGTGCTCTTGCTTCAATGGATTGGGAAGAAATAACGAGGTAATCCCTACCTAGGAGGTTCCCGGCTGGACACTTTTATGTATAAAAATAAGAATTTCTAGAAAAGAGGAAATCCGATGGCAGCATCAGAAGGCGTAGACTTAGAATGGGCAATTGTTGAATATTCGCGCATCAAATTGAACAAACAACGTGCAGTAACCAAGACGTATTCTGCTAAGATCAAACAGCAAGCGGAACAATGCGTTGAACACATCTTCAAAAAGATGGGCAAGACTTTTGATATCTACCATTCGGACGAAGACGTTCCTGGTATAGGATCGATCTATGCAAAACCTGAACCAAAGACAGACATTTGCATTTTTACCAAGAGTAAGAAGTATTTTGTGTCAGTCAAAATGGAAGGCGGCATTCAATTAGCATCTGGACAAGGTGCATCAACAGCAGAATTGTTTGAATCGGCAGCCGACTCACTTAAAAATCCTGCACAGAAAAAAGTATTGTCTTCAATTGTCAAAGAACTCAAGACAATGCCTACGAGATTGCTTTCAATGGGAAATTACGACAGAATTATCTCTGAAGGTAACGAAAAAATCATCAATGAGTTTATCAAAAAAGGTAAAATCATTCAAGACAAGAGTTATGAATACTGGCTTGAGAACAATAAGCCGCATCTTCTAGGCGCATTGCTGAAATTTGTGAAAGCAAATAACGATTATTATGACGCTATCATCTATGAAGCGTTAACAGGACAGAAAACTCTGAGTCAATTCAAGGGCGCGGTTGCAAATTCGATCATTTCACCGTCAGGATTCTATGAAATTGACGATTCTTATGTGCAAAAACTCAAACCAAAGATCAAAATGGACCTCAGAGCGAAGTCTAGAGGCGGTATTTCATCAATTGCCTTCAGAATTGAGACTAAAGGAAGCGTTTAATATAAATACAATAGTCTCGCAGTTAGGTTAAGACAAACCTGCGGTTTTGGATCAGTCTAAGGAAAACTCCATGAAAAAAACAGTAGTATTCTCATTTGGTAGAATGAATCCCATGACGAATGGGCATGAAAAGTTAGCCGACAAGATTAAGTCGGAAGCATCGAAGCGCAACGCCGATGCAAAACTCTACCTATCTCATAGCACAAATCCAAAAAAAGACCCACTTGACCATGCAACAAAGGTAAAGTTTGCCAAGAAGGCATTCGGACCTATGGTGCAGAACTCAAATGCAAAAGTTATTTTTCAGGTTCTTGAAGAACTCAACGGCAAATACGACAACATTGTAATGGTTGTCGGTAGCGATAGAGTCCAAGAATTTGATAACATCATTAAGAAGTATAACGGAAAAGGCGACTACGAATTTAAGTCGATTGAAGTCATTTCAGCAGGCGAACGTGATCCAGACGCAGAAGGCGTTACTGGTATGTCGGCATCAAAGATGCGTGGCTTTGCGTCAGCAGATGATTTAGAGAATTTTAAAAAAGGCGTGCCATCAAAACTATCAGATGCAGATGCAAAAAAATTATTCGATGAGGTTAGAAAAGGTATGAACATTAAAGAAAATTCAGAATCAAATCTTACCAAAATTTCAGAAGCGTTAGAACAAAATATCGATGATATCTTTGCGTCTGAAATGTTGCCAGACTTGCAAGAGGTTCTCTCTTTGGCGGGTAGAAGAAAACGTGCAATGCAAATCAGAAGATTGAAAGCTAAGATTCAAAGATCAAGAATGTTGGCCATGAAACGATTTGCAAATGCCAAGAAATTAAATGTTCGATCAAGAAGACTTGCCACCAAGTTCTTAAAGAGAAGACTTGCTGGCGGTCGTGACTACGCATCAATGTCTGCTGGTCAAAAGCAAATGATTGACAAGAAAATTGAGAAGCTTCGTCCCGCAGTTGGCAAGATTGCTTCCCGTTTACTTCCAAGAGTTAGAAGAACAGAGACAGAGAGAAAGAAAAGCCTTTCTCAACAAAGAGAAGAATTTGATTTGAATGATTCATTCTTGAATCTTTTTGAGAAGGCAAAGTTGCCACAGGACAAAGATGTTGCTTCTAGAGAAGGCACACAGCCAACGAAATACTACAAAGGCTTAGACAAAGATACAAAGCAAAGCAGAGATGCACACTTTAAAGCGCACGATAAAAAACCTGATAGCGATCCAAGTTCATACAAAGATGCTCCAGGCGACAAAGAAGCTAGAGAAAAGGGTATGCCTGAATCAAAGCATACTAAAAGATTTAAGCAAATGTATGGTGAACAACTAGACAAGAAACAAATGGGCAGACTAGAGCAACTAGTTCGCCTAGGTCTTGCTGATAAAGCTATGCTATCTACAATTAAAAGATCACTCGACAAGATTGATAAGGGTGAGACTTTAAGCACGACAGAAAAAAATGCAACACAATCTTTACTGAATACTTTAGTGGACATGGTAACTTCTGCCGACAGTTTATTCAGACTAACAAAGACACAGGTTCAAAAAGAAGAAGTTGAGTTAATCGACGAAACCCTAAAACAAGTTACTGATAAAGAAGGTAACAAAAAATGGGCACTTGTCTCAAAGAAAACTGGTCGCGTTTTAGAATACTATGACGGTGAAGGTAAACCAAGCGATGCATGGGTTGCTAAAGTAGAACGCAGAGTGCATGCATTTGAATCATATATCGTAGAGGCTGAAGAAGACGAAGATCAAGAATCAGATGGTCTTTACATGGCACGTGTTCAGCTATCAAATCTCATCGATGACACTGAAGAAATCATAATGATGATGGAAAACATGGAAGAAGAACCAGAAGAGTGGGTTCTATCTAAGATAACATTGGCCGCAGATTACATGGCAACTGCCAGAGATTATCTAGAGTATTACACTGAAGACAACGGCGAGATGGAAGACGAGGGTGAAGAAGAGGAAGACGAAGAAGAGGAAGGTTACGAGTTTCCAGAGTATGAGGTTTACGAATGTATTGCCGATATGTCTCCAGAAGACTTTGGTGACCTCAAAGAAGAATTTATGGATCTCTTTGAAGAAATGGATGGCCTGAAGAAGAAAGCAGAGAAGTCTGGCATACCATATGGCATTCTCAAACAAGTTTACAATCGCGGAATGGCAGCATGGAAAGGTGGTCATCGTCCAGGCACAACGCCACAACAGTGGGCTTACGCTAGAGTGAATTCATTCATCACTAAAGGCAAAGGAACATGGGGTGGTGCTGATAGCGATCTTGCAGCAAAAGTCAAAGGTGGCAAAAAAGAAACCAATGAAGCATTCTCTGAGTTTGTAGAAGCTTTAGAGTATGGCACTGACGCAGCAAGAATGGCATACGCGAGAGCCACACCAGGACAAAACATTGATGTCATTACGGCAAAGTATTCTGCTGATTCAGCATTAAAATTGATGAATGATATCAATCTTCAAAGAAAATTTAAATTGTTTTCAGAAGGAAAAGAAATAACAGAAATCGATGAAGCAGTTGAATGGCATGTCGATAATAAAGTTTCTTTCTCTGAAAACGTATTTCGTGTTGGCTCAGAAAGCTACTACGATCTATACAAAAGAGTTAGAGAACTTTACGCTGAAGGTAAGATAGAACTCTCTGCTGATGACAAAATGTTAATTGAAGAAACAGACATTGGTGAAATCGCAGAGTATGAGGGACAATATGTTCCTTTAGATTGTCCAATGATCGATGAAGGAATTGCCGCAACAATCGGTGCGATGGCACACTCTGGCGAATACAAAGAAGCACTTAAAACTCTAAAAGATATTGTGACAAGAAAAAATTCTGAAGGTAAATCAGCGCACAACGTCACCTATTATGCTGCTCAAGTTGCTAAGAACTTCAAG